TGGAATCTAAGGTTGGCAAGTCTAAGATAATCGATGTTGTAAGAAAATACTATCATGCAGATTTGTGTTTTGATATCAACGGAGAGCTCATAGAACATTATCAGTCACTAAAGCAGGGTTGCGCCGTAGCAAGTTTCTTGGCAGACGCAGTGCTTTATCCTATTGACAAGACAATAAGTGAAATGAATGTTTACTATGTAAGATATTCTGATGACTTGTTGGCGCTGGGTAATGAATGGGAACGGGCACATGTGCTCATCAAGAAGATGCTTAATGAGATGGAGCTTGAACTTAATCCTAAGAAGGTAGAGATTCTTACGAAAGATAGATGGTTTAAGTTTCTTGGTTTTAATATCAAAGGAAGCCAAATTACGCTTGCAAAGTCTCGCGTCAAGAGTTTCCAGAAAGAGATTGAAGCGAGGACCATTAAACAGCGTAATATTTCTATGAAGCGAGCACTAAATCAGGTTCAGTCTTATCTTTACAGAGGTGACGGAAAGTATTCATGGGCAACATCAGTACTTCCTATCATCAATGTAGAAAGAGATATTGATGTTCTGAATCAGTTTGTGATGGATGCTATTAGAGCTTGCGCAACTAATAAGAAAAAGATTGGAGGTCTTGGTAGTGTAAATGATAAAGAAGATTACACCATCCTAAGAGGTACGGGTAAGAATGTGGCAGCTAATAGAAATAAGACAGATAAGGAAATCGAAGGTTTTCTGAGTCTTAGGTGTATGAAGAATGCGCTGATAACAAACCGAGCTGTATATGACACCTTGGTAAGAACCATATGACATCTTCTGTAGTACAGCAGCGAATTACAAGGCAACGGAATTCAATAGAAGGCGAATAGACCTGCTTCTGTCGGGATACACCACTGCCTATCTGCAAGTGTATCCCGCCTCAGCAGGCATTTGCCTCTTATATGAAACAGTTAGAGAAATGTACCAACGTTGTTGAGTAATTCAAGTGTAATGCAACGGTAAATTACAAGGCAGCTAATTTTAATTGTGAAGCTTATAACTGGGGCGGTACGAGCATATTCGCACTAATTCCAGGCTCTCGGCGGATCTCCGCCAATAACCAGGAATTCGTGCAGATCACGCTCGCACCTTGGGCGTATAAGCTTCCTAATATGAAACCAATAAAGAAATGCATCATGGCTGTGAGTAATTTAAATTCATAGTGCGGCGACAGGTTACAAGGTAATAAAAATTCAATCTCACGCTATTTAACCCAGATTGGAGGCCAGAAACATGAGTCATATCCGACTGGTTTCGTGGCCTCAAATCTGGCAATTGCGTGCAATATGAATCCAGTAAAGGAACGCACCAATATTATGAGTAACCTATGGAGTATACCAATAGATAGCAAGGCAGTTAATTCAATTTTCCTGAAGCTATAATAAGCCCAATACGACGCTCCTACCCGTCTATTTACGGGAAGCCGCGTCGTCTTAGGCTTCTCGCTTCAGGACATATGAGACAGATAAAGATATATACCGTAACTGTTGAGCATCTAACAAAAAAAGGAGGTAAATATGACAATCTATGAGGAGTTGGTCGAAAGAGTTTCAAATGGAGAAACATTTCACATTGACTTTGAGAAACGAACTATGAAGGTGGGTAAAGACTTTCTAATTAAGGAGGGAGAATACGATGCATCAAGATATTTGTGTTACGATAGCAAAACATCTCCGCTCATAGGAATGGAGTTGATTCTTGGTTGTATTCATGTTCTGTATAGCATTTACAGGGTTTCATTACCGAGTGAAAGGAGTGATAAGAAAAGACGTACATACTTTAAAGCGCTTCCAATTGAAGAAATTTCAGATGTTCAGCTAATGAAAGCAGAAAGGAGAGAAATTGCACGAGCTAGACTTGAAGGTTATATCTTGTGCATGATACTGGAAAAGAAATTTGTATGGGATGAAGATAGGCTTGGAAAATGGTTTTGGCAGTCTAAGGGATATCCTGACTTGGTAATACTTAAGAAGTGGATAATAAATAATTAAAAGATAAGGAGAATGATATTATGATGAACAAAAAAGAAAGAATGGAAAAACTTAATAACGCAGGTATTAACACTGGAAAGTATTTTAACATCGATCTTCCTCAGGGACTTAAACCCGGCGCAACTATTTCTGTGGTGATTAACGAAGATGGACAGCCTGTTGTTGTTACTAATAAACCTGATCCTATTGCAGAACAGATTTTTGCTAATGGATATGTAAGGAACACTAAGCTTCACAGAAGATTTGTTATGGCTCAGATGTTCCAGATGCTCAACTACAAGTCTTATGATGGAAGAGACGAGGGCTATACCGATTGTCTTCGCAGGATGTATAGTTATCAGTATACTTTTGATATGATGCTTGAAGAGGTGAAAGTTCTTAGCAGACTTGAAATCAGCGACAAGGAAAGTCTTGACGAGAGAAGCCACTTCTTTACTAAGGAAGTTGTTATTGACGTAGCATGTGACTATGTGGAAAAACTGAAGGATTATGTGGATAAACTTCCTACTAAGAAGTGTAAGGGAGTTCCTTATAAGAGAGTGAAGGGAACTGATATCTTTGTAGAAGACCTCAACAAGAAACTTTATCGTCCGTTGATGAGCAAGATTATGTATTTCAAGTACGCAGCTAGTTACAGTTCTCTGTATAGTTATCTTAAGGACTTCATGAAGGATATGATTAAGCTTCCTTATAACACTCCTAAGAGTAAAGCATGGATTGATGCTTTCAAAGGAGAGGGCGCTTATTATACTCTTAAGAATCTGGTGATGTTTCATAATTGTTATATTGATGATAATGGAGCTGAACTCACCGGACTTGCTGCAAAGTATTATCTCAATCTAATGCTTGATGAATATCAGGGAGAAGGATGGAGAATGTTTGCTCTTATGAAGAAGGTTATTAAGGATAACAACTTTGACTTCAATAAGAGAATGGTAGAACTTGGCGTAAAGTAAAATAACATAGTACAGATAGATACTGTAAACGCACAAGGTATTTCAATTCAATTATGATCCTTTGTAAGCTCAATTTACCAGCACTACAGCCGGTCTATCTACCGGCTTCCTTGCTGGTAACTTTCTCAGCAGGATCAGAATATGAAACTAATAAAGAGATATCTACAGAAATACAGAGTGCGTTGGGTATAAGCGCCAATATACACAAGGGAATTAACTTCAGCCAAGCTGCAACAACCCCTGTAACCCAGATCCACAACCTGGGTATCCCCAGGTTCAAGATCTGGGTAACAGGCTCATGCAGCTCGAACATGAGACTATTAAAGAGAGCTTACAAAATTCATGAGTGTATATAATATTTAAGGAAATAGGGGGTCAAACTATGAAATACGGCAATGAAGAATATAAAAGAGAAACCAGACGATGGAATTTCTGGGCTTATATGATGGAACACTTTCCGAGGTTATACAGATGGTGTGATAAACATTTGCCGTTTGATACATTACCATTTTAATTTAAAAGAAAGGATTTAATTATGAACGAAACAAGAATAGTTATTACAATCGATGATGAAGAACAGATTAGCTTAAGAGATTTCGGTTACATCACAGATGAAGAATTTGACGATAAAGAGGCAATCGTAAACGCAATTCATGATATAATTGCTGACTTGTGGAAGATGATTGTACATTAAGGAGGTTTAATTATGAAGTACACAGAATCCAAACAGAAGTTAGATACTATCAGAAATAAGTATGGATGCTCGGGAGACATTATTTTCCGAACTGCAATTCAGTACATTGCTGAATATGGACAAAGCACATTTAGAGACGAAGCATGGTATGAAGACCAGATAAACGCAATAGATGATCGCCATGACGCGGCAGAAGCAATTGGCAAGTTTCTATTCATGACAAGAGATTTTGAAAAAGCAATCTTTGAGTGTGCAAGGGAACTGGCGCAAATTGAAACTTACGATTTGCTGGTTTATATTCAGAGAGAAGTATTTCTAAGTAGTAATGGAATTGACTATCGGAGGATGGAAAAGCTGCTCAAGAAATGTATCGAATGGATTGAAGAAACTCATGCAAGTATTGGAGAGACTTATGACACGTTGGATTATCTTGGGTTCAATGATAGCGAGATTGAAATGCTTGGGTTTGAGTATATTCTGGATGTAATTTATCCCGAAGAGGAGGAAGAATAATGGAAAACAAACTTGTGATTCCGTTCGGCAAATATAAAATTATCGCAGAAATCATGGATATGAACGAACCAGAAATTCCACCTGAACTTGGTGTTTATATTTGTGATAATAATAATTATATAGTGCAGGATATTTGTCTGGTGAGACCACATTATCATGTCAATAGAAAGACAATAGAATTTGAACGTGATGATGACTTTGTAGATTGTCTTGTATGGGCAGATTCTGATTGTGAGGATTACACTCATGAACATGTTATTGGAGTATATAAGGGAGAGGAAAACGAATGAAAAAGTATGTCGTAATTTTTACTCAGTGTCACGCATATGAAGTCGAGGCAGATAACTATGATATGGCATTTGAAAAGGGATATGAAGAGTTTGATGAAGATATGCATTACCCTGTTGCCAACACAATGTATGACGATGTAGAAGTTACATGTTTGGACGATGACGATGAGGAGGAAGAATAATGGATATTAAGCATTTTATCATGGAACATCCTGAGGTACCTGAATGTGTAATGAAGGAAATGCGCCAGCGCCTTGGATATGACGAGGATGACACGACTCCTGATGAAGAGATACTGAATATGTCTGGCAAAGATTTTCTTGCAGAATATCTGTGTTGGAACGGACTTATAGGATTTGAAGACATGATTCTCGAAGCTATTGATATGGCATATGGAGTTAGTCTGGAATATGAACCGTTTGATAGAGACATTAAAAGAACAATAGATAGGTGGTAAATATGAAGAGAATGGATCTTGACAATATTATGAAGCGCAATATGATTGTTGCGTGTGAAATTGATGATGCAATTGCTTTTGTGGCTGAACTGCTTGAATCTCAGATGAAGGAACTTTCTGAAAAGGAACCTTACGCAATGAGAACTATTCGCGATCTTGAAAATGCAGCGTCTCTCGTATGGAATCTACAGGATTATATAAGTGAATTGGAAGAAGAATAAGGAGGTAATAACATGAAACAGAAAAAGGATTTCACGATGAGCCGTCAGGAGTATATTGACCTTCTTGCCAATAAGAGCAATGAAATTAATATGAATAATAACAATAGCAAAACTGGTAAGGCTTGTTTGAATCTTGCATTTCCTACTTGTGTATGTCGTAGTGACGCACCTTGTAGAGCAACATGTTATGCGAATAAGGGATTTCAGGTGATGACAACTGTGCAGGCGGCATATTACAGAAACCTGAGACTGTATTATGACGATCCCGATAATTTCTTCGAGCAGGTTTACTACAAGGTAAAGTTTTCTGGACTTCCCAAGGTAAGAATTTTTGATAGCGGTGATTTTCCTGATATGGCCTTCCTTGTAAGACTTGTGGATGTGTGTAATAAGACTCCTAACACAAAGTACATGGCCTTTACTAAGCAGTACGAAATGGTAAACGATTACATTGACAAGAACGGAAAACTGCCCGATAATCTTAATATCATGTTCTCTGCATGGGATAAGTTGTGGGACGTTCCGAATCCTCATGGACTTGGTGTAGCATATGTAGATTTTGATGATAAGAGGTTGAATCCTGAAATTCCTAAGAACGCTTTTATGTGTCCTGGAAGGGAATCTACTTGTTCTGCTTGCGGCGCATGTTGGTCTAAGAAACTTAAGGCAGTTGTATTCCATCAGCATTAACAATACAAAATGAATGGTGATGATTTTATGAAAAAGATATTTGAATCCGATTGGGTATTCCGTGGTGAATCCGCAGATAAAATCTCTGTATTTCAGTTTGAAAACGAAGATGAATTCTGGGAGTTTAGTGATATGAATCATATGGAAAAGTGTGAATACTTTGGTGTATTTGACACTTCTGGATATGAAGTTGCGCCTGGAGCAACTGGTTATAGTTATGATTTTGAATATAACTGCAGCTTCGTTATTATGACTGAAACTCAGACATTGAATGTGTAAGGAGGAATGAATATGAAAAATTATACTTATGGTTGGTGTCTCAGAGATAAGGGTTATGTAGAGATTTCAGAGTCAGAATATACCGACGCACAAAAAGACATGCGAGAGTATATTAGTCTACTGTCCGAAGTAGTCGCTAAGGCAAAGTGTGGTTGGGATGGTGTTCAGTATAAGGTCATGAAGAATAGATGGACGAGCGACGAGGCATATATGGTCCTTTGTGTTGACGGTTATGGTGAGCGTTGGATTCCTATTACTGGAAACAGTAAGGGCTGCAATTTGCAAGTACTTGGCGAAAATCTTTGGTAATCAAAAGGAGGAATAAATAATGTTAAAATTTATAAACGTCAAAACTGGTGAAAATATGGAACATCTTGATTTTGTTGAAATGATATGGGAAAAGGCAGAAGAAAGATATGAGAGGCTTACTGGAAATTTATGGTGCAATATAGATTCTTACGAACAGAATCAGTGCTATTGCATTCAGTTTGAAGACATGATAAATGCAGGTTGGAGAATGTTTCCCGATGAATGGAGGTTTGAGTAATGAAAACTAAGAAGGAAGTTAGAGGTTATCAGTATTCTAACGGAAGTGGCGGTAAGAAGTGGAAGCGCGGAAGAGTGATGTTCTCTGAAGGCAGAAAATGGATTGGCAATAACGAATACATTCCTATTATTGCTAAAACTAATCTTGATACACATGAAATTACGGTAGCTAGTCTTAAGGAAGCTAAGAGATTTTTGACTGAAGAAGGCTATGAAGAATATAAAGAAAGGATGTCGGAGTATGAAATATGCTGAAATTCAGGCAGATATAGTTAAGAAATATCGAGTGGATTTATGCGATGGATCTAAATGTAGTAATGACTGGCGGAGAACACATGCACATGTAAAGAAAAGAAGGGTGTGTAAATGGAAAGCTGCAAATAGTGTGCAGAGTACATTTACGTTGTTGCATGAAATTGGGCATCTTGAAACTACTACAACAGGCATGAGAAGATGTGAAGAAGAATATTATGCAACCGTATGGGCGCTAGAGAAATGCAAGGAATATGGAATTAAAGTTCCTGAAAAGATAATAAAAGACTATCAGGATTATATTGATATGGAATATGATCGTGGTGTAAGACGTGGTGGGAAGTTGCCGCCGCTTGAAACTCTGCAACTGAAATAAGGAGGTAAGATTATGAAAACAAGAATGGGATATAAGTTATTTGAAAAGAGGGAAGACGGGAAGCTCTTCCCTCTTTTTATTGGAAAGACAAAGGAAACGCTGGTGAATGAATGGATTCCTGCTGAGATTATTATGGAGCATAAAGGATTTGCACATCGTCCTGGGTGGCATATTGGTGCGACAATGCCAAGTGCGCCGTGGCTTATGAGTGCAGATGGCACATATAAATCTCAAAGAGGTAAGAAATTTAAGAGAGTATGGTGTGAAGTAGAATACGCAGCGGATATAGATTATACGAATACTGTTGTAGCACTGCCAAAGAAATGTTTTACAGATAGACTTCCTGATGGAGGCTTTTATAATTTTAGAGAGTCGGGTGATCGTCTCTGGGTTATAGCCGACAGAATTAAGATAACTAGAATTCTTGATGAAGAAGAAAGAGTTAAGATTCTCGAAAGAATAGGTTACGACGAAGTAAAAGAATTTGAACCATACAAGAAAGCATTTGAAAAGAGGATGCGAATGTAAATATTCACAATATTCTAAATTGATAATCTTGACAATTCAAAATTAATGATTTAAAATAAGGGAAAGGGTGGTATATTATGAAAGAGTGTCTGTTTCATACTCAGTCTAATAACGTGGCGGCTTACTGTCGTTATCATCATTGTAATATGACTGTCAAACAGATGAAGTGCAAGAATTGTCTACAGAAGGAGTGCCGACATCTTGTAAAGAATGAAGAACACCAGTATTGGAGACAGAGAGAATTGGTCAAGCAGAAAAGGAAGACTAGAAAACAAATGATTAATGATTATATGACAACAATTTCTGGAGGTATGTAATTATGAACAAAGCAAGAAGAAAAAAGATCCTGGAAGCTGTGCGGAAAATTGAAGATCTGGTGCGAAATATATTGGACGAAGAACAGGAAGCATATGATAATATGCCCGAAAGCCTTCTAGAATCTGATAATGGAATAAACTCAGCTGAAGCACAGGAAAACCTAGAAGCAGCAATTGATGCACTAGAAGAAGCAATTTCTTGTTTGGAGGAGATCGTTTGATGTATCGGAATTATTTTATTGTAGATGGTGAAAAATATTATACCGGTACTATTTTTATTCTAAATGAAGCAGGGGAGAAGGTAGAAGCGACTTTTATTTGTTATGATACAGAACATAACCGATATATATATAGAATAAATGAATGTACTTGGCGTGCGCCAGATAAGTATTTTCAAAAATTCTTTATCGCTGTAACAGATAAAAGAAATAGCAAAGTACATATGCCCGTTGAAAAGAAAATGAATGACTTTGATATTAGCGGTATGTTTCTTGGCTGGGTATGGTATATCTTTCTCATGATTCTTGCTACAATTTTTAGATATAATGTTGGTTGGTGGATTCTTATATCTATAGTCTTTTTTTCTTGGAGATCTGATAAAATTAAAAAGGAGGGGACTTACATTGAGTGGTAGGTTGGAAAAAGAACAGAAATTGGAAAGAAAGATTTTGAATAGACTTAATGATGTTCCTCATATTATTAGTGAATATTATTATAGTCTTGTAGGTTCTGGTAAATCTTATGATACTGCATATAGATATATCAATTGCGTAATTTCGTTTTTGAATTTTACGTTTAAGGGGAAAAATGATGAACAGTTTTATTTGAAGATAAAACCCCTTCATATTAATAAATATATTGCTTCTTTGAGAACTAAAGAGGTAAATGGAAAAATGGAAAGAACATCGGATAGTATAAGGAGTGTGCAATGGTCTGCACTTAATTCGTTTTTTCAGTTTTTAGTCCCTGATTATATTAACATGAATCCGGTAGCAAATACACAAAGACCTAAAATGAAGGATAATCCTAAGGTAACATATTTGACACCTGAAGAAATTACAAAAATAATACATAACATTGAAATGAATGCACAAGATAAGTTTAAAAATAGAGATCTTTGTCTTTTGAAGTTGGGTTTTAGTACTGGACTTCGTGTATCAGCAATTATACAGATTGATATAGAAGATATTGATTTCAAGCATAATCAAATTAGAATTACTGAAAAGGGAGATTATGATAATTATATAATGTTTGGGGATAATCTGAAAGCACAAATCATATCATGGCTTGAAGACAGAAAGAGATATTTTTCTGATTATACTTCTCAGGCATTGTTTATTTCACAGCGTGATCAACGCCTAAGTGATGACATGGTCGCAGAATTGCTTAAAAAGTATTCAAAAGGAGTAACGGATAAACATGTTACTCCTCATGTTATGCGTCATTCTTGTGCTACAAATCTGTATGAAGCAACTGGTGACATTTATTTGTGCGCAAAACAGTTGAATCATAAGAACGTTTCAACTACACAAAGATACGCAGAATTGTCTAAGGAAAGACAGAAGCAGGCTGCGAATATTTTGGACGATATGATTTAAAATATTCCAACAATTGTTAATTGACAAACAGGTGTTCGTTGTATATAATAATCCACAAAGGGGTGGCAATATCATGTATCAATCTGAAATGAAAGAAGGTTTTATAAAAGACTATATGAGGTCTAGAGTTATAGCTCGAACATCATTGTATAGTCTTTTTAGAAAAACGGAACCATTTGAAGAAAAGAATCATAAGGACTGTAACCAATTTAACGAAGAAGAAATTTTAGGGATGTATAAGGAGTTTAAAGCTAAATCAGTTTATGTGCTTTTGAATTACAATACAATTTTAAAGGCATATTGTGCATGGCGACGTTATTATCATAAGGAACAAACAACGGAATCATATGACAATATTACTATAGAATTATTAAAACCATGCATTCCGCCAGATAGTATGAAGTTCTTAAGCAGAGAAGAGATAACGGAAATTGAGGATCGGTTATATAACTGGACTGATAAGGCTATATTAGAGTGCTTATGGGAGGGCATTTCTGGACCAAGTATGAGCGACCTGGTTAAGATAAATAAGTCCATGGTCGATTCAAGGGAAAGGATGCTATACTTTCCAGACGGAAGGAGGATAAAGTTAACTGATAGGCTGTATAATTTTTTAATTAAAGCATTCGACGAAACTGAATATATGTGTTACGGAGAATCATTGAGAGTTAAAAAATTAATTGGGATTGGGAATTTGTATAAAGAAAGAGATAACACACATGCAGCCGATTCAGATGACAGAAATTTTCGATGGGTATATAGAAAAGTACAAAATTTTAGAGAACACGTTGGTATCCCCGGGCTAACGATGAAGAATATACACATCAGTGGCATGTATCATTACCTAAATCAAGGGATGCAAGAAACAGGACTTGAATTAAAAAGTTTCTTAAAATCCGAAGATGGTTATGATTTAGCTGGTAAATATGGTTTTCATTCAGATAGTTATGTAGATAATTTGACACACCGCTTTAAAGATTTCATATAAATTATTGACAGCTTCTAGGGGGTATAGGCAAATGTTATCAAGTTTTATTGTAAGAGATTTTATAGAGAAGTTTAATGTTTTAAACAACAGAAAGGCAAACGTACAAATTAAGCACCTGTTGTATGGGAACCAAAGAATGAATGGATGTGTTCTCTGTCCCTTTATGGACGGAGAGCGCATCGGCCTCATAATTGAGGATGAAAAGCGATACATAAATATGGACGAACTTACGGAGGTCTATATCGATAGTGAAAAATGTTATATTAAAAGTGATGTAATGGAATTATATATTGTATTATAGGTAATATGGCGGCTGGGGAGGGAACACTTGACAAGTCGGACGAAGTATGGTATAATGCATTTATAAATAAGGTCTACAGTACAAAATGAATGGCTTTGAGACGATAAGGAGGGAGGCAAAATATGAGTGAATATAGATGGAAAGAAAACAAAAACGTGGTTACAATGTACGGGTTGTGGGAGAATCTATCAAATACCCCAAGAAGTTTCTATTGAAAAGTTATACATTATGACCAACTGCCCGACATGCGGGATTACTAAAGCTTTGAATTTAGGCGAACAAAAGGAAGACATCTATTATTTTTATGATGTTAATATGGATAACAGATATTACTAACAGTACAAAATGAATGTCAAAGGAGATTTGAATATGGTATATCAGGGAACTATGGTTAGCGAAAGTATTCTGGTAAATGATCTTAACGAAACTCATTTCATCGAACTCACTAAAGCGGCAGACGTTCCGGTGTTTTATGTAACTTGTTGCTGCGACGAAAATTGGTTTCATGCTTTTTCAATGAGGAATAGTTCGGATTATGAAAGAGTTAAGTATAATATCATGGAAAATGTTTTCGAATCTGATACTATGGAAGAACTGCTTGAGACTCTAAGTGAGATATTTGAAGATGGTTTCTCTGACATTCTAATTGAAGAAGAGTGCAACGGAGATTGCGACCATTGCAAAGAATTGAATTAAGGAGATAAAAGAAACATGGCAAATATTTTTAACTTTACAGGGAAGATTGTCCTAGGTAAGGATAGTGAAAAATTCCATCCTATAGATAAGCAAACATTTAAGAGCGGATGGACAATGACAACGGTAAGATTTAATTGTGTTAGTGGTACCAATAGGGTACTATGTACAGCCCAGGGTGGTAAATGGAGTAAGGATGAAAAGAATACTATTCAGACTCTAAGCAAGTCTACTACTGATGCTAACGGTAAGGTAAGCAAGGGAAAGACAATTACGATTCCGTGGGAAAAGAGATTTGATGCAGAACAGATCGACAAAGTGGCAGGATTTAGAAAATTTACCTGTGATACTGGTGATGTTGCGATGAGGTATAAGGTACAGAACCTTATTACAGCCTTTGAAAAGAATAATGCTACCGATGAGGCCATGGAAGAGATTGGCATTTATAATCTAAATGATGCCAAGGCTGCTCTCGAAAAATCTCTGGCAAAGAAGAAGGTATTTTTGTCTGAATGGGATTTTGCAGAATATGTAGCTAAGGTAGCTGCGTCTGATAAGTTTAAGGATAAGCTGTTCCATATTAGTGGAAATTATGATATTTCTTATAATGCGGATAAGAATAGGTATTATACCAATTATCGTGTAACAAGAGTCATTCTTGCATCAGAGGATTCTGTACCTGAAACGGAGCTTAGGGCTGACCTATTTTTTGATGAGAATGTTTGGGATGATAGTCGCTATGAAGAAACTGGCAGATGTTTTCTGAATGGTTGGACTTCTTATTATGATAATAGTCTGAAGAAAAATGGCTTTATGCCGCTATCCGTAGCGATTAAAGAAAACGATGAAAAGAAGCTTGAGCGTCTAAAGGAAAAGTTTTCCGGTGATGAAAAGATCAAAGAAATCGGTCTAATTCTCAAGGTTATTAATGGTGCCGAAATTGTTGAAGTGACAATGGATATGCTTGATGAAGCAACAAGGGAAGATATTGAGTGTGGATTGCTTGACTTCGAAGATGTTAAGCGTGAACTAGGTGGCCGAGTAGTTGGAGATAGAATTAGTGAGCTCAGATTCACAAAGCTCAATCCTAAGAAAAACGTTCCTCAGGATACTCTATATTCTGCGGATGACATGCATGAAGCTAGAGCTAATATATTTGATAGTGAAGAAGACGATTTATAATAATGAGTTAAAGGAGACTATAAGAGATGGCGGAAAGAAAGTTTGGCATTACTTATAAGATGAGTGAAAAGTTTGAAGATTACTCATATATTATTAATGGTGTTGGCGGTATTGGTAAAACTACACTGGTTTATGAAATTGGTAAGCTAAAGACTGGTAGCAATGAAGGTACATTTATTATTACATGTGGCGGCGAGAATAGACCGAGGCATATTCCTGATGCATTCGGCGATGTAGCACCTGATTTTAAGACTTTTGTTGCAATTGTAAAGGAACTTTGCACTAACAAGGAGGCTTATCCTGATACTAAGTTTGTGGCAATTGATAGTCTTGATGAATATGCAAGAATCGTAGAAGATTATGTAGTGGCTGAGTGGAATGCTACTTGCGAACTTAATGAGAGAGCAAAGAGCATTAAGCAGGCATATAAGGGATATCAGGCTGGAGAAAATAGGGCTACTAACCTTATGATTCAGCAGGTTCTAAAGCTACAGGAGGCTGGATATAGCATTCTAGAGATCGGCCATACTAAGGCAAAGGTTAAGGAAGATACGATTACAAAGGTACAGTTTGAGCAGCTTACTTGTAATCTTGATAATAAGTATTACAATGCACTTAAGGACAAGGTAAATCTAGTAGCAATGTGCTATTTTGAAAATACCATTGAGAATATTGAAGAAAAGAAGAATGCCTTTACAAAGAAGATCGATAAGGTTGGAGAACTTGTTGATCGCAAGAGAGTTATGGTTTTTGCGGACGATGATAATGCAATCGACTGCAAGAGTCACTTTGAGTATATTGTGGCCAAGATCGACTTTAATGCAGAGAATTTTATAAAGGCAGTCGAAGAAGCTATCGCTATGAAGCTGGGAAAGTCCGATGGAGTCGTTCCTAAGAAGCCTAAGGTAGTTGAGCCCGAACCTATTCCTGTAGTAGACGAACTAGAGGATGAAGAGGAAGATGACGAGATTCCCTTCGATATGGATGATGCGCTAGATGAAGAGGTTGAGCTAGAATTTGATTTTGATGCAGTTCGAACCATGATCCGCAATAAGAACAAGGCTGGTACTGCCGAACAGAAGAAGCAAGTTAAGGAACTAATTGCCGCCACTGGTGTAAAGTTGGATCAGATTGAAGATGAAGACGTACTAAAGGAAATTCTGGCAGTATTTGAGTAAGAAATTGAAAGGAGGAGGCGGGAGGCTGTCTCCTCCTTTTTTTATTTATAGACTAGAAAGGAAGGGCATAAATGGCAAAGGTAAAATGTCGTATCTGTGGCAATTCACTAGATAAAACAATGGCGCATCTTGTGATTACATATGACCGTAATGGCAAAGAAAAACGTGCTTATTTTTGCAGTCAAAGTGAATATGAAGACGACCTTGCGAAAAAAGAGAAAACTGCAGCAGATAAAGACAAGGTATATCGTCTAATTTGCGATATTATTGGGCGAAAAGAGATAATCAATACTGTTCTCTGGAAAGAATGGGCTATATGGAATAAAGTGGCTTCCAATGAGGTAATTGGACAATACTTAGAAGAAAATAAATCTTATTTAATAGACATAGTTTATAGACTAGATAATGTTGAGTTTGGTCGTATTAGATATTTGAGTACTATTCTTAAGAATAAATTGGGCGACTTTAAATCCAAGGCAAAAGAAACACCTAAGCCTAAAGTACAAGTTGATGAAACCTTCTATGCCCCGGTAACTAATAATAGTAATAATAAACGTAGATCTTTGGCGGACTTGGAGGATGATTTTTAATGGACAAGAATCAGTTTATTGGTGGAGTGTTTGATCTTTATGACGAAAGACTTTTGGAATCAAGATTAACCGAAGAGGGAAATGTTTGCGGATGCCTTCTTAACGACCTAACTCTGTATGATGATTGCGGCTTATCCTCTAATGATTTTATAACTAAGTCTGGTCGTATGCTGTTTACAATTGGAAAGCAGATTAGAGACAAAAGATATCATATTTTTGATGAAATTACATTTTTGTCAAACGCAAGCGAGGATTTAAAAAACAAGATTAACAATGAATTTGGTGGTTTCCGACAGATTCAGAATGTTATGGATGCGGTTTCACTAAAGAACTACGATTCTTTCCTGGACGATCTGAACAAGAGTAATATCATGTTGGCTCTTTCTAGAAAGAATTTTAACCTTCTCGATGAAATGATTTTGGATAACGGAAAGAGAGTTGTTCCTTACCAGCTGTTTAAGAAGTTGAGTGCATCAGAAGTTATTGACTTTTATGAGGGAACTTTATCAACTCTGGATACTAAGATAAATAGCTCCAAGATCGTTGAGGAGGGATATATTAACTTCAATGATGCATTTATTGAAAGGTTGGAAAACAAGGAAGAAATGGGTGTTAGTTTTGGCGAAGCAGGTATAAACGTTAAGGGAGACGCAATCAAAACATTCCCATTTATGAGTTCAGATATACTTGGTGTGAAACACGGAACCTTAAACTGTTGGGCAGCTCACTCTGGTGCAGGTAAATCAACTTATATGGTTACTGTACTTATGGGTCTAATATCTCAGGGAGAAAGATTTACTATTGTAACAAACGAAAGTTCTGTATCTGATGTTAATATCCAGTTTCTCATATGGACGTTGACAAGGTGCCTAGATTATTGGAAGATTAGCAAAAAGAAACTTTCTTCTGGTAATTTAACGGATAAAGATAGGCAGAAAATTCAGGAAGCTCAAACATACTGGGAGCAGAATTATGCTAAGTCTATCAAAGTTACTAGTCTAAGCGACGCTGACGCAAGACTAACATGCCAAATTATAAAAAAGGATATTACACGCGGCGGTTATACTGGATTTCTAGTAGATACTTTTAAGCTTTCAATGGACAGTGGAAACAACGATACTTTTTGGATGAGCCTAGTTAGGGACACTAGAAGTCTA